ACGAGATAAGCAACAAACAAGCCCTGAACAGGGAGCTACAAATTCAAACCACGCTATGAGGACAATTGAGCTTTTGATAGATGAGGAGCAGGAAGATTTCGGGGTGGAGGCCATCAGCCTCGTTAAGTTCCCGGCCATCGAGGAGAACTTCGTGTTCTTCAACCGCGACAACCGCTTCACCCTTGCCCGCGTAGACGAAGAGAAGAAGTTGCTTATCGGGCCGGCGCTGATTCCGGAGAAGATGATTCCGCGATATGACGACGTGAACGAGGAAGAGTTCGAGGTGTACTTCTCCCAGCAGACCGTAGAAAAGGCCGCGGAGCTTTTCATGCAGCAGAAGCGAAACGACGAATACACTATCGAGCACCAAGCCAAAGTAAACGGGCTCTCCATCTTCGAGAGTTGGATTGTGGCCGACGAGGACCGCGACAAGTCCCGCGTGTATGGCTACGACGTACCCAAGGGGACGTGGATGGTTTCGGTTCGCGTACACAACGAGGACGTTTGGGAAGACGTCAAAGACAAAAAATATCGAGGCTTCTCCATCGAGGGGTACTTCGTCGACAGGTTGATTCAGATGGAAGACGTCACGGTGTCTACCATCGCCAAGGCCGTCCGGGAGGTGCTGGAGCCCTCTGCATACCTTGACGGCAAGCCCCTGTTTGGGACCATTTTAGAGGCTGAGTTGATGGCAGAGGCTCTGGGTTGTAGCGGTCACCACGAGCACGAGATTAACGGGACGCGCATGTTTATGCCTTGCGCCACCCACGAAGAGCTGGACCCGCTCCTTTCGAACAAGTGAATTCGCGTTATATAACCCATTAGAAACTCCATCAATGTCAGTTATTGAGAAACTCAAGGAGGCCGTTCGTTCCGTTGTAGAGGAGCGTTCTGAGCTTTACAAAGAAGCCCGCCTTGAGGACGGGCGCGTTTTGGCTACCGAAGCCGACGAATTTTCAGCCGGCGCCTCTGTGCGCGTGTTGAGCGAAGACGGCGAAGCCGCACCACTTGAACCGGGCGCTCACGAGCTGTCCGACGGCGGACAAATCACCATCGACGCAGAGAGCAAGGTGGAGATGATGGAGGAAGAAGAGGAGAAGGTAGAGGCCCAAGAAGAGCCCGATGAGATGGCCGCTGTTAAGGCCGCGCTCATGGAGAAGTTTGAGATTTCCCCAGAGGTAGCCCAAGAAATTGTTGAGGTGGTCACGGCCGCCTTGAAGCCTATGGTCGAGGAAGAGGTGGAAGCCTCCGAAGAGCCAAAAAAAGAAGAGATGTCGATGCAAGTGGAGCTGGCCGAGCAGATGGCCACCGCGCTCCAGAGCATCAACAAGAGACTTGAAGCCCTCGAATCCGAGCCCGCCGCAGAACCAGACCGCGTTTTGCCGAAGGCCGAATTCAGCCAAGAAACAAACCCCAACCTTTCGGGCGTAGATCGCGCCCTCAACATCATTTCCCAGTTTTCATGAAACCCGTTAAGAGTAAGAAGTACGACTTCGACATCGACGTAACGTCAAACACCTACGCAGGTGAGTTGGCGTTGCCATACGTTACCGCAGCCGTCCTCGGTGCGGAGACCATCAACAAGAACCGCGTGCGCCTCATGGAGGGTATTGTGGGCAAGGCCGTTATCAACGGCTTGAGCTTTACCGACGTCATCCAAGCAGCAGGTTGCTCAGGTGCAGATGGGGCAGACCTCACGCTCACCACGCAGGTCTTGACCTTGAACGACCTTATGGTTAAGGAGGTCATTTGCCGGAAGACTATCCTGCCAACCTTTGTTGGTGCACAGGGCCGCATGCGTCGTGACGGAAACATCCCCCCGACCTTCTCAGAGTTCTTGATGAGCGCACTCGCCGCGCAGACGGGAACCAGCTTGGAGAACTTGATGTGGCAGGGTGCTACAACAACGTTCCCGCTTGGATTCCTCTCCAACGACGGAACCATCGACGAAGCCGGCATCGACGCCTCCGCGTGTAAGGACTTCATCGAGCACGACACCGCCGCAACCGCTTGGAGTGCCACAACAATCCTCGGCCACATGAGCGGAGTATTTGACGCGGCACAAGCTGTTCCCGGAATCTTGCAGAAGCCCGGATGTGGTTTCTACCTGTCCTATGAGGCATACGCGTTCTTCTTGCAGGCTATGGCCGCACAGAACACCGGCCCCGGATACAACCAAGCGATGGAAGGAGCCACGTACTTAGGTTACCCCGTGTATCCTACACCCGGCATCCCGAATGCAGTAGACGTGATGGTCTTCACATACCCCGACAACTTGGTGGTGGGAACGAACGCCTACTCTGGCAACGAGCAGGCTTCTTTGATTCCTGTGTACCAATACGACGGAAGCGACAACGTGAAGGCGTCTCTCGACTTCTCCGTCGGTGTTCAAGTGGCTGTCCCAACAGACGGCGTTGTAGGATTCAACTTCACCTGATAGATGGCTTGCACGATTACTCTCGGCCGCGCATTGGATTGTAAAGATGCGCTGGGTGGACTCTCGAAGGTTTTCTTCGTGAACAACTACTCGGCGGGTCTTGTCAATGCAGACGGCTCCGCGGGTACGGCAACGCTTGACACGGATGCAGGAGAGACCTTCACCGTTACGGACTTGCCTGCCCTCACCGTCCTCAAATACGACCTCCGCCCGGACCTTTCGAGCTTCACAGTGAATGTGCAGAGCGATCCGGCCACCGGAGCCAGCTTGTTTGAGCAGACGTTGAACCTTGTTCTCCAGAAGCACCAAGAGAGCGACCCGGAACAAATTCGGCTCATCAGCCGCAACCGGTCGCAAATCTTTGTGCTCGACAATAACGACAACCTGTTCATGTTTGGGGCAACCTATGGCATGGATTTGAACGGCGGCACGCTCACCTCTGGAGCGGCACGGAATGAGATGAGTGGACAGACCTTGACCTTTGCGGGTCGGGAGGCGGCCCCTTATTATTTCGTCGAGTCTCCAACCGACGTGACCAACGCGAAGTACCCCTTCGAGAATATCACCACCCCGGCCAACATCACGATTGTTTGAGTTGTTCCTTTTGTTTTGTGTTTTGGAAGGGCTGCCGAGAGGCGGCCCTTTCTTATATGTGTAAGTGATGATACTGGTGGTCAAAAACAACGCCGGGAGCGTAGAGAATACCATCTACCTCACGCCAAAGGAGAAGCGTGGAGCGGCTAACGTCGCCACGTATGGCCCGAATATCGTCATGTTGGGCGTGGAGCTTACGAGCCTCACCACAAACAAGGTCGTGATGGTCAACGCCAAAGCCTTGAGTGTCACCGATAGGTTTACGACGTTTACTTTCGACGCCGACACGGAAACTTCATCGACTGCGGTGGACCTTACTGGACCAAGCTGGCCCGAAGGGTACGTTCAATACCGCGTCGTAGAGCGTGCCAACTCCGCCGACTTCCAATCCATCTCCAGCTCCGACGTGATCTTGGAGGTTGGTTTAGGTTACCTTACACGCGGGGACTTTGTGGGGTTTATCCTTACCGAGTCGTCTCTGAATATCGCCAAGGAAGACAACGGATTAATACTTCTGGAAAATGCCACGACAACGAGGGAAGCGTACCAAGAAACCACCTATACAAGCCACTCCGACAGCGGCTCAACCTTCGCATACCATGAGTAAGAAGCACGAGTTCAACGTATATGGCCTTCCCAGCCACGAACTGCCCCTCTTCCGGGAGCAGGTGGGCCGCGACTACGTCAGCTATGGCTACGACAACCTCTACGGCGACTATTTGCGGGATTTATTTCTGGGCTCTTCCATCCAATCCGCTGTCGTCAATGGCGTAAGTGAGATGATTTACGGCGAGGGCCTCGACGCCACCGACCGAGAAGAGAAGCCAGAACAATGGCTCAAGACCCAACGTATGTTGGAGCATTCCGACGACCATATTTTGCGTCAATTGTGCTTCGACCTGAAGCTCTACGGCCAATGCTACGTACAAGTCATTTGGAACCGAGTACGTACCGAGGTGGCCGAGCTAAGATTTTTACCTGCCCACAGCGTAAGGTCTGGCATCGCCGATAGTCAGGGCCGGATAGACAAGTTCTACGTCTCCCCGGACTGGTCGAGGGTACGAGAAAACAGGTACGCCCCTATCGAATACCCCGCTTGGGATTCTGAGGACCGCACGGAGGCGGCCAGCGTCTACCAAATCAAGTCTTGGACACCGGGGGTGCATTATTACGGCCTGCCCGATTACGTCGGCTCCACGAATTACATCGAGCTAGACCGGGAGGTTTCTACGTTCCACCTCAACAACATCAAGAACGGGCTCTTCCCTTCAATGATGTTGGCTTTTAATAACGGCATCCCCTCCGACGAGGAACGGCGTACCATAGAGAGGCACGTAAACGAGAAGTTCAGCGGAAGCAACAACGCCGGGCGCCTCTTAATTAGCTTCAACGACGGATCGGACAACGCTCCACAACTGACTCCCGTCAATCCCAACGACAACGACGGGATGTATGAGTTCCTCGCTACGGAGTGCACCACGAAAATTTTGGCTGGCCATCGGATTACCTCGCCCCTCCTGTTTGGCATCCGGGGGCAGGGTAGCGGGTTTGGCAATAACGCCGAAGAGCTCCGCGACTCGTTCAGCCTCTTCCAAAACACTGTCGTCAAGCCCTTCCAGCGGACCTTGTTGGACGGCCTCCAGCCCATCTTTGCCACCAATGGCATCGACTTAGATTTCTACTTCAAGACCTTGAAGCCGGCAGACTTTATCGATGTGGACGCGGTACAAGCTCAAGGCGCCGACGAACAAGAGAAGGAAGGCGTGGAAGCTGTGCCGGGTGTAGAGGGTCTCGAACCCGTTGCAGTAGACACAGAAGTGGCCGAAGGCGCAGCAGAGGCAGAGGCAAGCTATAACGGCGCTCAAATATCCGCAGCCCTCGACATCCTTGTAAAGGTCAAGGAAGGCATCCTGAGCCCACGGCAGGCCATCTTGTTCTTGATTCAGTTCCTGCAATTCGAAGAGCGGGACGCCCGCGCTTTATTTGAGGGCCAAACCGGGTTGAGTTTTGAGGGTAGCTTGCAAACCCCGGACTCCGCTGCGGAGGCTTTGATTTCTCTCGGAGAAGACGAGCCGGAAGGGTTTGAACTCATAGACGAGAGAGAGGTGGACTACGACACCGAGGACCAATTCGATGCCGTCTGGACCTTCGCCCGCGTACCTTCTTCCAACCCCAACGGAAAAAGCGAGCAGGACGGGATTATTAAGGTGCGCTACAAGTACGCTCCGGATATCGTCAAGGACAACACCCGCGAA